GTAGTTGTCCCATAAATAAGTTTGAGCCTTTTTCTTTAAGAAATTAGGTATTATTCCCAATGTACCAAAATCACCGTTATTTGTGCCTATAATCTCATCCATGGTTTCTTTTAATTCTAAAGAATTAATTGAATCTTGATTAAAATTTTTAATATCAAAAAACCTTTGGCAGATGATATGATTATTTATAAAAAACACAAATTCAAATCGTTTTTCTTCGAATTTTCTTGTGTTATTATTTTGTGTTTCGTTTTTTTTGTTTTCTATAGTCCCCATTTTATTTTTTTTTAGAACTCGTTATTTCTCTTTTTAGTAAATTTTTAAATGGGATTAAAAATTCTTGATATCGGTATTCACCCATCTCTTTATTTAACCCGTCTTTTACCATCATATCATAAACTTCTGTAAATTCGAATTCGTCTATGAAACCTACAATTAATTCTTCTAATTGTTCTATACCATCTTGTGTCATCATTGGTTCTTTTAGGTTTACTAATTTATGGTTAATCTCATATATATCTTTACCTTGAACACCATCTGTAACACGATTCAAAATATTGTCTAATATCTTTAATGGTTTCTTTTTACTTTCTAGTCTCTCTAACTGTTGCCTTTTAGCTTCATCTATAATTTCATTTAAAGTTAATTTTCTTTCTTTTAACATTGGAAAGAGATTGGTAAGTGTTCTCTCTTTTAACCCTTTGATACCATAAATCGTATCACTATTATCACCAATCATTGTTTTAACCAATGCACCATTCTGGTAATTATAACAAAAATACGATAAAAAATTGGTATTGTCAACGTAACCCTTTATTGATTTGTCACAAAAATATATTTTCACATCTTTATCAATCAATTGAGCCATGTCTCTATCGTTTGTAACAATAGTTATCTTTTCATTTGGTTTTTTGTTAAGACAATAATATGCTATAAAGTCATCTCCTTCGATAACTTCATGTCTAAGCTGCCTTATATGTATTTCATTGAGATAATCCCACACACGTCTTCTCTGAAGCAATTCATCTTCATCTATGGGTTGTGTTCCAGTTTCGTAGTTTTTACCACGACCACTCTTATATGGTTTATAGATATCGTATCTTAATTTACCACTAAAATTACCATCCCAAAAAACATATACCCTATGGTATAAATCTTCAGTTAATATTTTACGTAGCATAGTAAGAAATTGGTAAACCCCACCTATGGGTTTGCCTTCGGAATTATACATACTTTTGGCACCGAAAAAACCAGTCTTAAACAAGGCATTTCCGTCTACCAAAAGTGTATTTATTGATTTAATTTGTTTTTCACCACTACGTGGAGGTCTTTTGTTCATTATTGAACATTTAAAGTGTTAATACTATTCTCTAATGTCGTCACCTTCTAAGGTTCCTTCAGTTTCAGTGTATTCTAATTCAACGTCATAACTAACGTTTAACGCATCATGTATGAATTTTCTGTTTTTTGTTTTATATGCGTCTAATTCATCTGGATTAACATATCCATGTGGAGTAGAAGCAATAGTACCGTTTCTTTCAATACCAGTTACGTGATTCTTTTCACATCTAATTTTAGCTTCAGTACCATATTGGAAATCTTGACCCAAAGCTTTAGCTGTTAATTTTTTAGTACCGTGTGTTAATATACCACCAATGTGTACAATGATTCTAGAATTAAAAAACATAAACTCACCACCTTTGTGTTTAACAACGGTACCATTCATATTATCCAACCAAATCTTTTGAACACAAATCATTGTATTTATGAATTCACTATCTTCAGAACGGCTAGATGGTATTTTAAAGTTAACAATAGCTTGAAAAGCACCCATTGAACCAGCATTCCACATATTGTTTGATGTGTTTGAACAAGCTGATTTATAACAGTTAAGTGTACCAATTGAATCCCATAAGAAACACATATTTTTGTTAATGATACCTTCTTCTTGTTTCTGAATCATTTCACTAATAAATAATGAAACATCTTCAATAACTGGTTCAAGTCTTGTAGGTTTAGACATCATTTTACTTTCTTGGTGGTTATAGTTTTTATAACGATTATATAAATCGCCACTTTTCATAAGAATGAAGCCATCTGGTTTTTCAGTTACCTCCCCAGTTCTCTCATCTACAATTTCTTTAAATTTAACACCAACTTGTTTTGCGTGTTCTGTATTCCAGTTACCTTCTGTTTCGATAACCACAGCCATATCACCAATCTTTTGGGCACCAGCAATTGCTTCATAAAAAGCTGTTGATTTACCAGTATTTGAGTAACCTCTAACTAGTGAAACATATCCACGTGGAAAACCTGGGAGTTTTAATGCGTCATGCCATGCTTTTGATAATGGAATCCAAGATAATTCTTTATCTTTAGGTTCCGAATTAATATTTTCTGATTCTAAAAATGCATCTAAATCAAATGGTTTTTTTTCAATCGCTTTCTTTTCTGGTTTTTTAGCCATGTTTATAGTTGTTACTTTTTTGTTATTAGAACAAAAAAGAGGCAATTTCTCACCTCTTTTTGTTTATTGTGCCATATTAAAATGGTAATTCATCATCTGTATCATCAGACTCAGCGACAGCTGTTTCAGCAACTGGTGCTTTTGTCTTTGATGCAGTAACGTTAGCTTTTACATTTTCAACACCCATGGTGATTTCTTCTTCGATTCCATCACCACCTTCAGTTTTTGATGCTTTATCAACAAAACGTTTTTCTTCTTTGTCCCACATTGGGATACCTCCTTTAACTACAATCTCCATATATTCATAAGATTTTGTGGAGTAAACTTTTCCCCAAGTTCTATCATCTGCCAACCATTCTGCTGATAATTCAGCATCTTCTGATAATGGAGATGGGTCTAAATGTGAAATAGATGAAACAGTTGGTTTCCCTAGTTGGTTTCTGTTAATTGTGATAGATAAGTCACGACCAGTTTCTGGGTTGGTAACATCTTTTTTGATTGCTAACAATACACCTTGAATCTTGTCTAAGATACCTGCTTTTGAATAATCATGCGCAAAACGCCAGAATTTAACACCTTCTTCTTCCTTCTCTCTGTCAATAACCTTAACAACGTAGAATAATTTAGCATTATACTTCTTAGCCAATTCTTTGTCAGATTCTTTACCAGTTGCACGTAAAGCTTCGTATGCTTCACAAAAAGGACATGGTTCGCCTTTTTCATGTTTCAAACATGGTAACTTTTTCCAATCTCCATCAATTTGAACTCGATGCGCATGCATTTCAACAAATGGGCTTGAACCATCAGATGTTGGTAAAATACGGATGTTTTTTACTGCTGATGCAACACCATCTTTGATGTGTGTTGTAAAATAGTTTTTCAAGTCATATACATTTGACTCAGCTGGTTTTGAGTACTTAGGCTTGTTGTTAGCCTCATACTGTGCTAGCATTGCTTCTAGCGGATTTTTTTGTTCACTCATTTTTGTTCTTTTTTTATTTGTTCTTATTATTTGTTCCTTAATTATTAGTTCATAATTATTTAGTTCACGTTACAAATATACTAAACTTTTACATAAAAGTCAAGCAAAATATTAACTTTATTTCAAACAATTATTAACCATTATAAGACAAAATTACTACAAATAATAACATAATTCAACCAAAAAAATAAAAAAAAATTATATAAAACAAAAAAAGACCCCTTATGGAGTCTTTATTATTGATTTATAGTTAGTTATATATCTTCTTCTTCGTAATCATCATCTTTTACAATGAAACTTTGTTTGATATCACCTTCAGAATATGAATTATCAATATCGTCTTGTGTCAATGTATATTCTTCTTTTTCTTCATCTTCGTTACCCATAACATCATAAGCGCCTTTTTTATCAGCCCAATAATCTGTTAGTTTTTGTGAATAAGGATAAGAACTCAAAGAACGCATTTCTAATTTTTCAACTGGTGTTGGGTTTCTTTTGATTATTTCGTTTTCTAAATCTTCAATTTTCCCACTAACAGCATCCATTTTAGATATTCTCGCTTCTAAATCAGCTAGTTTTTGTAATAACATTTCTGAATTATGACTTGCTTTATCAGCAGCATCTTTTGCTTCTTCAGAACCTTTTACTAATTCAGTAACATCAACTTCAACATCATCACTAGATGGTTCTGCTGGAGCTGGAGCAACTTCTGGTGCATCTCCCATATCACCACCTTGGTCACTACCAAAGTCTAATGAATCATCACCTCCCATATCACCACTAGTATTATCATCTTCTGGTGCATCAGTTTGTGGTGTATCACCGCTATTATCATCAGATGGTGGTGTATCTAAACCTAATTCTTTAGATATATCATCTGCTGATTGTTCTGGTGATTCATCTTCTTCTTCTAGATGTCTATCACCAAGAATTAACTCGTCATATTCTGGTAATTCTTGTTTACCAGTATAAAAATTATAGTTC